AATGGAATTTGATTTATATAATTTACGCTGTTCAGATTTAGTTATTGTTAATTTTAATTCACCTAATTCTATTGGGACAGCTATGGAATTAATGTTGGCAAAAGAATTAAAAATACCTATTATCGGTATAAATGAGGAAAATAAACAATTACATCCTTGGTTGATTGAATGTGTTGTAAAAATGTTCAAAAAATTAGAAGATGCATGGATGTACGTATCAAATTTCTACTTAAATTAAGGGTGTTTTATTTTGTAAATTTCACATAAAATACTTATTTTATTAAAAATCAAATTTAGGAGGATGCTATATGGTAAAAAAAGAAAAGAAAGTAATTACTAAGAAGGATTGGGTATCAAATTTCACTTTGATTGGTGAGGCAAAAATCAATGATTATACTTACAAAATTGATGAAAAATCTGAAAAATCAGCATGGATTTACAATAGTTTGAATCTTGGCGTGGATTGCGGAGAAAAGCATGGTATCGTTTATTGTTCCATGATGGGCGGTTATAGCGAAGAAAGAGAATCCTTTATATATGCTCATGGCAAGAATGAAGATGGATCTGACAACTTTGAAGATAAAATGCAGATTGCCTGGGAAGATAGAAACGATGAATCTATCTTGGATACCGTTGGAGATTTAAGTTGTATTACTGTAGGTCTGGAAAAGACTGATAAAGGTAAGACTTTTTATAAAAAATTCCTGTCACAGTATGATGCGATTGTATACATAAAAGAGCATCTTGAAGACGGAATGGTTGTTAATGTAAGAGGTAATTTAAAATATTCACTTTATAATGACAATGTGCAGATGTCAAAGGAGATAACAAGCATTGTACTAAGCAAAGTTGATAAACCAGCTAATTACAAAGCCACCTTCATGCAAACGGTATTATTAGATAAAGATTCAGCAAAATTAAAGAGTGAGAATATTGACAAAGAAAAAGGTGTCATGTATGTATCTTGTCAGGTTCTTGATTATATGAAAGAGTTAAATGGTATCGAAATTAAGGGGCAATATCCTTTCCGTAAGGATTTTGAATTTGAAATGGATTTTAATGATGAGAAAAGATGTAAACTTATCATGGAGAAGCTGTTCAAAGTAAGAAAGGGTATTACACAGGTTACTTTTGAAGGAGATTTTGTGTGTGGGGGTGCAACTGTTACTGCTACTTTGGATGATGTTCCAGAAGAAATAAAGGATTTAATTTTAAGCGGTGTTTATTCTGAAGAAGAGGCATTACAGCGTTGCAGTACAAATGGAAAACGTGAAGAAAGAATGATTCTTCGTAAGCCTAATATCAGGCTTGTAGGTGAAGGTGATAAGAAAACACCTGTATTACAGAAGTTTGATGAAAGGTATACAGAAGATGACTTAATTCTGGATTATTTGAATGATTTTAAGGATATCCCAGAGGATGAGGAATTACCGTTTGATGTTGGCTCCGGAAATGATGAAGATAATTCTGGTGAAGAAAAGAAGGACGGACCATCATTGGATTGGTTGGATAGTCTTTAATTAATATTTTTTAATTATACTTTAAATATAACAGAATAAACAAATATTAAAATAAAAAAGGGGATTATAATGGGAAAATTTGGTAAGAAGAATCATGTAAATTTAGATCCATTGTCATATTCTAGTTGTCTCTTAGGAGAATCAAAAGTGGGGAAAACCACTCTTGTGAAAGATGTTTGTGAAAAATTAGTTGGTGAAGATGGATATATATTTTTAGAATTAGGGCAAGAACGTGGTGGAGACGCTATTGAAGGAATTAATCATGTAAATTGTCCAGAATGGGATATGGATTATGATGAATTGACTAATAGTGCAGGATTCACAGATGTTTGTGAAGATATTATTGAAAATAAAACAACAGATTATCCTAAATTAAAGGTAATAATTTGGGATACATATGACCAATTAATTATCTTGGCAGAAAAGAAAGCTATTGCATTGTGGAATAAAGAGTGTAGAGAATCAGGACATCCTGAAAAAGCAACAAAATCAATTAATGCTGCATGGGGTGGTTTTGGCAAAGGTGAAAAAAAAGCTATTGAACTTATGTTTGATATGAAGTCAGAGCTAAAAAAAGTTGGTGTGGAAACATTTATTATTGGTCATGTAAAAACAAAGGATATAACAGATGTAGTATCAGGTGAGACATATCAAATTTTAACTAGCGATCAACAACAGAATTATTTCAATGCATTAAAAAAGAACTTACATTTTCTTGGATTGGCATATATTGATAGGACTATTGTAAAAGAAAAAACCGGAAGAAAAATTATAAAAGGAAAAAAAGAAGTAGACGAAGAAGTAAACAAAGTAAAAGAAGAATATCGAAAGATTAAATTCCGTGATGATAATTATGCTGTAGATAGCGGTTCTAGGTTTGCGGATATAGTTCCAGAAATCAATCTTGATGCAGATGAATTTATAAAGGCCTTAACAGATGCAATTTTGACCGAACAAAAGAAATCAGGAGTATCATTAAAACAGACGCAAGAAATTCAAAATAAAATAAAAGAAGAGCAAGAAAAGCGTGTTGCAGAAGCGGAACAGGCAAAAAACGAACAGAAATCCATAGATGATATAATAAATAAGATCATTGAATTCTTTACAGATAATAAAAGTAATTTGGATGTGATTAAGCCTATCTTAAACAAGGTAAAAGAACTTGGGTATTCAAATCCAAAAGAAATTACGTCCCTTGATGATGCGGAGCAGGTATTGGCAATGATAACTGCCTAATATATAAATTTCCCATGATACTCATGTGTCATGGGAAAAACATCAAAATGAAAGAGGAAATATATATGCCTAAGAAAGCAGTCAAAAAGCGTTTGTCTGATGAAGATAAAAAGGATTGGGACGAATTATATAATTATGTAAAGAATAATGTCATGGGTTATGACCAGAACCAATCCTTATCAAAGATGATGGTATTGAGATTAAAAGGTCTTTTATATAATAAATTTGTTGAAAATAACAGAATAGAAGATACTGCAAAGTATTCATATAAAGTAATTCTTAATACTTTTAAGGCTTGTAGTATGGATATTCAGAGGGGATTAAACACAAAAAGTTTCACAGATGAAATGCACAAATTCAATTATGTGTTAAAAATTGTAGAAAGTAATATAAACAATATATATGTTCGTATGCAACAAGCAAAGAAAGTTGATGAGAAGATAGAAACTATTGACATGTCTATCATTAATAATAAAGGTGCAGAATATCAAAGAAAGACAATGGATACATCAGATAAATATGAAGAGTTTTGGTAAAGAGGTGGTATTTTGGCCGAGAAAAATCAATTAAAATTGACAGCATTTGAAGCTGAAACCATTGAAACAGCCAAAAAGATTTTAGAATATAAAGTTGGTGCAGAAGCAAATGTTGTTTCTATTATATATAAATCACCTGATATGATATTTGGTACAAATCTGTCAATAGAAGAATTTCATAATAACGTTTGGAAAGTGTATTGGCAAATTGCATATGGAACAGTTTTTGTAGAAAAGAAAAATGTACTTGATGAAGTAACAATAGGATTGTATTTGGAAAAGCATCCGAAATTAAAAGAAAAATATATAGAATATGGTGGATATAATACAATTATTTCTGCAAAAGAATATGTTAATATAAACAATTTTGACGGTTATGTATCGGAATTAAGAAAATGGGGAGTTGTAATAAAGCTTTGCAAAAAGGGATTCCCTGTTAAAGATAGACTATCAGAATTTGCTGATATGACTGCCGATGAAATCTATAATGAATATGAAATATTTTTAAATCATGTTTTTGGGGATATAGACTCTGATGCAAGAAGTTATGATATATGTGATGGAATCCATGAATTGATTGAAAAATTAGATGAAGGATTTGCGATTGGATTACCATATTATGACATGCCAATGTTGACAAAAGAAACAGGAGGTCAATATTTAGGTTCCATTACATTACTTGGAGGAATAAGCAACGTTGGGAAGTCCACGATTGCAAGATCTACAACTATACCTAGCATTTTAGAGAAAAATGAAAAAATTGTTATTATGGTAAATGAAGATTCTTTAGCAAAATGGCAGAGAGAGATGCTTGTATGGATTTGCAATAATGTACTTAAATTTGACATTCAAAAACATACTGTAAGAGATGGCAGTTATAAACCAGAAGTAAAAAGAAAATTACATGAAGCCGCTAATTGGTTAGAAGAAAAAACAAAAAAACATATGGTGATTGTAATTCCCTTTCTTCAATACCAGACTTCAAAAGCTGTACGAAAAATAAGGAAATATGCAGCAATGGGTGTTAAATATTTTATGCTTGATACTTTTAAGATGGATGCTGGGAAATTATCATCTAATCCTTGGATGGAAATGCAACAATCAATGGTAGCTATAAAGGATACAGTAAAATCAGAATCTTTAAATGTACATATATTAATAACTTTTCAATTAGAAAAAGGTAGTTCTGTTATGAGATATTATACACAAAATAATATTGGAGTTGCGAAAAATATTGTGGATGTTGCTTCTACATGTATTATGGTGCGTGATGTATTAGACGATGAATATCCAGGTGAAAAAAAACAATTAAAAGTGTATAGAAAAGAAGGCAAAAATGGGAATACTCATGTAACTGTACCTTTGGTTAAACAAAAAAAATATCAAGTTTTTTTTATAGTAAAAAATCAAGAAGGTGCTGCAAATGCCTATCAAATTGTTGCTGAACATGATAAAAGCAGGAATACAATCAAAGAAGTAGGAGTAACGCATATTCTTCCAGATTGGTAAAGGGTAGAAAATGGATGTATTATCTTTAAAACATTATATTTTTGAAAATGAAAAAATAGAATTTGTTTTAGACAAAATAGGATGTAAAAATATAAAATATCATGATGCAAAAAACTATTATTCATGTTCAAACTATAATGGGGATAATGTAGAGGCTGTCAATGTTTATAACAATCCTTATTTGAATGTTAAAAACTGGACACGAAATGATTTTGATGAGAAAGCAGATGTTATTACTTTAACGGAATATAATAAAAATTTTTCATTTATTGAAGCAATCAAATATTTACATAAAATTTTAGGATTAAATTTTAATTTAAAACAACTAATAAAAGAAAAATCTAAAAATAAAGACATTTTGAATATTGGTATAGAAATTCTTTCAAAACATAAAACTTTGAACAGAGTCAATGTATCCGATATTCATACATTAGATGAAGAAATGATCCATGATTATGTTCCACTTTTATATATAGGTTGGCTGAGAGAAGGAGTATTCTTCCCAACGGCAGAAAAATTTGGTATTGCTTATTCTTATAAAAGAAAAAGGGTAATTATACCACATAGATATTGGCTTACTGGTGAGTTGGTAGGATTCAATGCCAGAACAACAGTCGAGAATTATGAGGAATTTGGCATAAAAAAATATTGGATAACACCATCTTACCAGAAAAGCCTTAATATCTATGGACTTTGGGAACATTATCAATCAATACAGAAGGCTGGATATGTGACTGTATTTGAGTCTGAAAAGTCAGTTTTGAAGAGAGATTCTCTATTGGATGAAACAGGAGTGGCAATATCAGGGAAGGTTTTATCAGATGAACAAGTAAGAATTTTGATAGGTCTGAATGTTAATATCGTGTTTGCAATGGATAAAGATGTAAACATAAATGAAGTAAGGTTTATGTGTGAAAAGTTTAAATATATACGTAATATTTCTTATTTATACGATAAGTGGGATTTACTTGGGAAGAAGGACAGTCCATGTGATGCAGGAGATAAAGTTTATAGGTATTTGTTTAAACATAGAATTAAATACGATGAAAATGAACATAGGGAATATTTGAAGAGTCTTGAGAAGAGGTTAAAAAATGAAAAATAATGAAGAAATATTAATAGCCAAAATAAGTGAACTTGCTACAAATTTTACGTTTGATGTTTATAAGATTGCAAAAGAATGCAATGTTAAAAATGAAAAAGTCTTTCTTTTAGCAGTGGAATGTTTAATAGATTTTTATAAAGATGGTCACTTACTTAAAGTTAAAGTAAATTATTAATCAAATATCAAATACAATATATAGTGGTTAATATTTATTTGAAACACTATATATTGTACATAAAAGGTAATAAAATTTATATTTTATGAGGTGGTTATATGCAAAAAGAAAACTTATTACAAGTTGTATCGGAATTAGTTGGATATATAAATCCATGT